GCACTTGTTGCCATTTGACCAGCAATTAATAAATAAACATCATTCTCCCAATTGATTGCCATACTTGAAACGTTATTTAACGGTGTTGAATCACTTGTATATGTACCAGCCACAAATACAGCTTCAGTTCCATTTCCTGTTCCATTTGTGACCTTAATTGGAAGTGTACGTTGCATATATGTTGCAGCTAAGTTTGCAGCGGAAGTTGATGTACCAATTAATGTTGCTCCAGCTAATGTTGGTGAAGTATTGAAATAAAATCTATTTGTTGGAATAACTGACACACCATTCTTTCTTCCTCTCATTTCCATCCTTATAACATCTCCAGCTACATATGTTCCACCTGAAATTAATACTAAACCAATTAAAGTATTTGATGCTGCTGTTGTTCCACTTTGGTCAATTCCATTTCCATAAATTACATTATTATTTCCAGATGAATAACCAGTTATAATAACATTATTTCCATCATTACGTCTTAAAGTTGTTGTACCATTTGCAAATGTACCACCTGTTACATATATATCAGTTGATGAACTTCCTGTTGTAAATCCAGTTACGTTAAAGGTTCCACCTGTGTTATTTGTAAAAATAGCAGTTCCATTACTATAAGTACCCCCTGTAACTCTAATATCTAATGGTAAATTTTGATATGTTGTTGCCGATATTGTTGTAGCTGTTACACTATACAATCTTGTGTTACCAGTTAATTCAGTTTGAAATCCTGGTGATATAGCGTTAGCTCCATTTGTTATTGCTCCACTAGCATTAATTAATAATGATTGTCTTCCACCATTATGAATTGATAGAATATCTGGTCCATCCCACATCAATCCAGTATTTGAATCAAGTGAATTAGCTACAGCTATAGTGTTAAATGAATTAACATTAAATTGATTTGATGTTACACCTGAAGTGAATGTTGTTGCTCCACTTACTGTACCACCACTTAATGGTAAATACTCTCCACCAATAGTTATTGTTCCACCTGTTGAAAATCCTGGTATTGCAATACTTACATTATCATTACGTCTTAGAGTTAATGTTTGACCAGCCAAGGTTCCACCTGTTACATAGATATCAGTTCCACTTGTGCTTCCTGTTGTGAATCCTGTAATTGGAATTGTTCCACCATCATTTCTTAATAGACTTAAGGTTCCTGTTGAATTATTATATGAACCACCAACTGTAAATGTGTCAGCTGATACCACAATACCATCAATCTGATTTTGTAAATCAATTATTGTTTGGCAGAATTCTAAATTATCACATGTCAAGAATGGACTTACTGTACTGAAATCACATGTATTTCCTGTAAAGATAGTTGGTGTACCTGAGAATGGTATATAACATTCTGATGTAATTGCTGGTGTTTGAATTGTTAAACTCATATTCCAACCAACAGTATAATCCAAAGCGAAGTTATTCAACGGTTGAGCATTCGTAGCGTCAATAACATTCATGTCATGGTCATCACTTTCTCTCAGCCAATTAGTCAGGTCTCTTAAAACTGATAATGTATCATTTAAAATGAATTGTTCGTTTGTTCTATCCTTCAATAAGATATCAATACAGTAAACGTTGAAGCTATATGTGTCAACATTATTACTAAATTCAGTATTTGTTGGTACCAAATAAAGTACTGGGAAGTTATCATCACCAGTTGCAAAGTTATTTAACTCTGAAAAGAATGATACTTTATAACGTTTTACTGACTCATGAGCAATAGCAAATTGAGATAAAGCGTTTATTATGGTTGTATATGAATTTTGACTCATTTCTTATTTTATTTATTTAAATATCAATTATATATTAACAACTCTGAAAATCGGGAATGAATTTGATTTGAACTCAAAATACATTCTATATGCCAAACAATCTGAGTAGTCAGGGCTTCTTCCAATCATCTGTTTAACCTCATCCTTTGATGACATGGATATCTTACCATCCTGGTCGATTTTGGTACGTTTAATAACTTGTAACTCTTGGGTTAGCTTTTCCTCAGCTTCATCTGAGCAAACTACTTTTATTTCAGATAGCTTTTCAATTAGCTTGAAGTATAACTGAGTTTTTAGGTTTTGATAGTTCTCATTCTTTAATGGTTTTGAATTATTTATGATTTCGACACACCCTTTGAATTGGTCAGATACTCCACCACCTACACCATCACTATCGATTGCTATATTTGATACCTTGACATTATATTTAGTTTGTAATTCTTTTATTCTATCACCAACTTCATTTGTTCTTTGCTTAGATAATTCAATAGTTTGAATAACGTTTAAGCCATTCCAAACCATTATTAAGGTTTTATCTTTACCAAGTCTTGCTGGGTCAACTGTGATATATTTTACACCCTCAGTTACACCCTCACTTACACCCTCAAACATTTGAATTATTGAATCATAATCATAAAGAGATAAGCTATCAGAGTATTCCCATTCACCATAAAGTAATCTTTGTTTACTTATTTCATCCAATTTATTTAAGTTATTGATGTAATGTTTAGATATAAATTTGTTGTCGGATGATAAGGCTTGGATAAATCTTCTATAATCTAATAGCGTATTATCGATTGAAGGTTTATAGTAGTTATTGTATAACCAACCTTTCGCTGGATTACATGTCATCAATATCTTTGGAATAAGTCCATTTTCATCAAGCTTATAACGTATACGTGACATTACAATATTTTTAGCCTTTTCAGATACCTGATTAGCTTCATCTATGAATGCTGCTGTGATTTCCAACGACCCCAAATTATCAAAGTCTGGGTCGCTAGGATATGTAAATAAATCTTTAAGAATAATTTCAGAACCGTTGTAAAAGGTAATGGTATCTTGTTGGATATTGTAATTGAAGTGTTGTCCTTCGATTACGTTAATTGATTTGCAAACCGCAAAGAATGTTTTAAGCGTTGTTTGCTTTAGAATCTTTAACTTCTTTCTACCAATTAGGTATCTTGTGTTTGGGTATTTGATGGCTTGGATTATAATCCATAGACAGCCCATCCAGCTCTTTCCAGAGCCTGTCTAAGCAGCCCCACCATATAACACCTCAGTTACTCCATTTGAATAGCTGAAAAGCAATTTAAGTGTTTGCTTTTGTTTTTGTGTTAAGGTGGGGCTAATGATTATTTCATTTTCCATTATTTCTTTTTATATTTTCTAATACCTAATCTACCTAGATTTCTGGTTATATTTCTATATGTTGTATTTAATATTTCAGAAGTTTCTTTTAAAGATTTATTTTGAGTTATGTATATTTCAAATAGAATATCATATTCAATATTTTTATTTGGTTGAGGTTTATATGTTCCTTCTTTCCATCTCTTTTTCATTTCTTGACTCATCCATTCTTTACCTCTTTCAGTAATCATCCAATTTTTTTCTCTTGGAACCCTAGAATCAACTGTTTTCATTTTTAAAGCATGTTTAGCCCTAACTTCTGGATTATTCATAGGGTTTTGTTCACCACCACCACTCATATTTAATAAATTATCAAATTGTGTTATCCAAAATGATTCACGTTCTAAAGCTTTTTCATAAGTTAGATTATCTTCAATTAAAAATATTTCAATATTATAATTATGTTTCCTAATCCAATTACATTTTTTATATGTTAAACCTTTTTTAGTATCATAAAAATGATGATATAATCTTTGTTCTAAAGTTCTTTTAGTATAACCAATATATCTAACTTCAGAATCACCATTAACTCTAAGACCATAAATCTTATAATTATTCTCCATCACTATCGTCTAATTTTAGATTAATTGATATTGGATTACCTCCACTCGTTACATCAACCTTTTGAACATAATGACCACCCATCTTATTTAACATATCAACCAATTTAGCCCAGGTTGGATTATTAAAGTCATCACCATCCATTCGATTAAGTTTATCTTCAATCTTCTTTATCATCTTTTCCTTGCTGATATCGTACTTGTTAGCTAATATTTCCTTTTGTTTGTCAATCTCTGCCAATACGTTAGGATTTGTTAAAAGCTTACTCGCTTCAACTTTAGCTGAATCATACTTAGAGTCTGGGTATGCTAATAGATAAGCTTGAACACCATTATTCTTAAATGCATAGTGTTCACAGAACTTCAGTTGTGCTTCAGTTAGCTTTTTACTCGATATCCTTTTTCCCATTTCTTTTATATATCTTACCTGAAGGTTTAATCTTGGTTATCATATTCCTTCTTATTTGTTGTGCCAAGGCTCTATCTACTTTGATGTTGTCTCTGTTGTCGCTGGCTTTTTGTCTTTGCATTTGCATCCCATAACTTATTTTATTTATTTTGAATTGTTATTTTCCATAAGATAAATATCGTTCTTTAACTTCTGTTTCAATCCTTTAATTAGATTTAATCCACTTGAAGCACTTACATTTAAATGTTTTGCTAATTTTCTTCCAGAACTTAATCCTTTAACAAATACTAAATTGAATAATATTTGTTCATCTAGTGGTAATTCGGATACTGTTGCATATACTTGGTTAATTCTATTTTGAATAAAATATTCATTTTCAAGTTGTTCTTCTTCACTAATTGAATTATCTGTTATATCGATTGTATATTCGTAGTTATCAATTGAAAAGTCAGCAATTGCTTGTCCTTGTTTCCCACCTTTCTTTTTGTGATTGGTATTGTTTATAAGCATGAATACTGGAGTTCTTGGGAACTTTATGTTATTAACAATCCAAAGAATACAATAAGCAAAGAATTTATCAGTTGAATCGAATTTAAGTGATTTCTTTTCGATTAAATGTAGATATAACATGGTCAAGATATCTGTAGCATATTCTTGTTGAATTCTATTTAAATTCTTTTTCGTGGCAAATAATAATGCGTCATAATGTTTGACGTAATATTTGTCAATTAGTTCTTTTTTATCCATTTAATCTTTCATCGTAATATTTCTTTATTTTGTTTGTAATCCTATTCAATTTTGCATTTATATTTTGACGTGTACAATTGTATTTATTAGCTAATTCATCTTGATTTAACTCAGAATAATCCATAATTAGATGTTTATCCTTATCTTTTAATTTAGTGTTAATGATATCGAATATAATAGCTTCACGCTCATCAACGTAGTCACCAACAAATGGAAGTGATTGTGATAAATATTCGTCAGAATCATTATAGCTTTTGTCTATGCTTATGGTTGGAATATTTTCTGAATTCTTTTTATTGTTTGTTTTTTTTATTCTAATTGTAGTTGAATTCAAGCTTATCCATGAATGGATATATTTAATCATCCATAACCTAGCGTAAGCGATGAAAGGTACATTTTGATTAGTATAGCGAGTCATAGCTGAAAATAAACCCATGTGACACATCTGAGTCAGTTCTTGTTGTACATATTCATCTATTGAATATTGTTTAACCAATTTCAAAATATATAGACGGTTGATTTGAATCAAGGCTTTTAGGTCTTGATTTTCAACAGCTATTTTATTTTGTTCGTTATGTGATAGTTTAACTTTCATCTATATATAAATATAACGATGGGTAGGCAAAAGTCAAAAAATATTAGTATATTTGTCAAAAAAGTTTATGGAAACAGTAAAACGACACCTTAAAAATTATAAAAAAAATATTGGACCTTTTAAATGTTGTGTGGAAGCCTGGGATTCTGGAATGTTTGTATTCACCCTTGGCTGTTGGATTGTTGGTGGAGATAATATTAGCTTTGAAGAAAAATTAATTACCAAAGAAATAAGACGTAGAAATTATGAATGGTTAAAGGCTAACTATGCTTCATCATATGATGATGCTAGAAGCCAGCGTGAGATTCAAGTTGGTGCTGATAATATATGTAGTGAACGTGTGGGCAAGCCTACATTTATTGGTATTGAATTAACCAATTTTCTTAATGACAAGATGGATAAAGATGCTGCTGAAGATTACATCGATATGATGTGTGAGTTAATGAATGATATTGGATTGAAGTATTACTTTGATAGAAAAAGTTGTGCTAACTGGATTAATGAATAAACAAAAAAAAACGAACCTTATTAGAGTTCGTTTTCAAGTGGGAGTCTTTTAATTTGTATGGTTGGCTGTGGGGATTTAATCCCCATTTTTTTTGCTATAAACTGCCATTCATCACCATGATGCTTTGACCTTGGGTGTAGCTTGTCAGTTATTATGTGGGCCAGTTCGTGAGTTATAACACCTCTAATTTCTGATTTGGATGCGTAGATTAGATATGCTAAATTAAACCCTAATACGTTATTATTTGAGTCACTATAAGCTATTCGTGAGTCATATGGGTTTAGATATATTTCAAACCTTGGACAATCGATTGGTTCATCCCATAACATCTTTTTATTTACTTCGAATATTTCAGCTATTTCGGTTGCTAACTGGGTAAAGATTCTTTTATTTTTGGCTGCGAATATGTTCATCAATCATAGATTTGTAAAATTCATTTATTTTTTGTTGCTTAAGATTAAGCTCTTGTCTGTGTTTTTTCTCCAATTGTTTAATGTTAAACAGGAAAAATATGGTTAGTAGTAATATTATCATGGGTTAACTTTTTAAAAATTCAATTATTTCTTGGTAGCATTCAATAGTAATGTCATTTTTTGCATCATGTGTATACATCATAGCTATTTCTAGTTTTGCTGTGTAATAAATAAGCATAGCTTTTAATAGTTTTTCAGATAATTCAGCTTCAATTAATCTAGCATCTTGATAAGATAGTCCAATTTCTTCTTGCTCATCAATCTGTTCTTCCGTAAATTCAATATTAGTCCAAGGAAGATTTTGATTATACTTACGATTAGCCCTTTCGGTAAAGCTATCACCTTCGTGGTCATCATCTTCTCGACAGAAAAAGCTAATCATCTTCTGGTTATTAATTGAAAATACTGAGAAGTTTAAATCATCTCGTCTGTAACCGAAAAAATCGTTACAGATAATTGGTTCTGTTTGGGTTTGTGTTGTTGTTTCCATTTGTTTTTCTTTTTTTTATTGTGTTATATTAATAAATATATGCAAAATTACTAAAAGTTTAATTATTATAAACTTTTTTTGTTAAATATTATTTAAGTGATTGATTATCAGCTATATTATTTTTTGGTTGAAATATTAAAGAAGGTTGATGTGAAAGGAAGATAAGTTACTTGTTTCCATTTTCTTTTATCATCGCCATCTACGCTAGTTGCTGTAAGGTTATTATCTTGCCATTCTGGTGCGTTATTAGCTGTTATTTCCCAGAAGTGGATTAAGTCGTTGTATTTAACAATAAACATGCTCTTATCGGCTTTAAATTCATTATGTTCACCGTAGGTTGGATTGATGAGTTCATCGTACTTATACTTTTCAAAAATGCAGTCATCAAAGTCAGATGTTTTTCTGTTGCGTAATTTTATTTCAACCTTCCAGGTGTGTTTAGCGCAGTCCAATACTGCATCGTAGTGTTTATAACTTCCTATTGGTGTGGTGTAAACGACTTTACAACCTATTCGTGGTGCTAGTTCATCGAGCGCAATTCGTTCTTTTGCTTCAGCGATTTCAAATTTATTCTGATTCATATACTAATAAATATACGAATATGTAAGAAAGGTTAAATTATTTTAACAAAAAAAGCACCTACTTGTGGTAAGTGCTTGATTAATAGATGGAAAAATAGTTTTATTTTCCGTAAAGATAAAAATCCATTATTGCTCGTAACCTTTCATTTCTATTTTCAATCTTGGTAATCTTACTGTATTTATTATCAATTGTTTCAACCACCTTTTCTTTTATCTTCTCTTCAATTACGATAATTGGACCGTTTTGAATTTCCCAGGGGAATGGAAAGTCATTATGGTTACCTTTTGGCATAGCTTGGATTGCTGCCATACATATATCGATGATATTTTGTGATGGTGGAGGTGTGGTTCCATCTTGAATTGCTTGAGCAGCCTGACGTAGTTTATCTATATTTATCATGGTTTAGATTGTTTTAGCTAAATTTAAATTGTATTCTTCGATTAATTTACCAATTGACCTAGTTGTTTTTTCGTGTAATTCATAGATTTGAATTGCTGTTTTATCGTCACAATTTATTTTATTTTTAATGAATTCAAATCCATTTTGGAATTTTTGCTTATCAACGTTAGATTGATATGTTTCATATTTAAGTGAAAAAGAAGCTTCATCATTAAGTCTAAGTTGTTGATTATTGTTTAATGCTTCTTCATCCAATTCTTCTTCGATTACAGGAACGATTGGTAGTTGGTTGATGATTGGTTCAGTCTTTTCAATTATCGTTGGTTGTGGTGCAAATTTATCTTGTTTAGACTCAGCTTTATTAACCACAGTTTCACTGAGTGGTGCTTTTTTTACCTCTTGAACTGGTTGTGAATTATTTTTTGGTCTTCCACCTTTCTTTCCATTTTCAATTGATGTTGAATATTTTTTATGGGCCGAATCAATTGCAGTTTTTATTTGTTGCCAAATCGCAAATAGATATTTCTTTTCGAATTGAGGTTCAGTTTGGTTTAGACTATATTCATTAATAGCCTCAAATAAAGCTAATTTATCTAATTTATCATCTATAAAAGATAAAGTTTCAGAAAAACTTCTGTAAAATACGTATGAATTTTTGTTTTTAGTTGTTTCCATTTTTTGTTAGTATTTATGATAATGTTATGATTTGGTAACGGTAACCTTTTAGATTGAAGTACCAACCTTCTGATTTAGTTCTAGGCTTGAACTTATATATCCATGATAAGTCACATCCTAATTGTTTAGCTAATTTTGGTAAGGAGTTAGTCTCACTTACAAGTGTTTCACCGCTTACTACACGGTATCTGTTTTTAATTTCGATTTTTTCCATTTTTTCTTTTTTTAATTTGGATTTTATTATTGTTTTTATACAAACATACTAATAAATACTGATAACTAAATAGAAAGTTTAATAATAATATAAATAAATAACTAAAGTATTGAATATCAGTTAGATTAATTTCAATTTATTTTTTATAAATAACCTAAAATAACCCAACCATAACCTAAAATAACCCAGACATAACCCAGAGCTAACCTAAAATAACCCAGAGCTAACCTAAAATAACCCAGAGCTAACCTTAAATGATAAATGTTAAATGATAAATGTTAAATGATAAATGTTAAATGATAAATGATAAATTAAAAATGATAAATTAAAAATGATAAATTAAAAATGATAAATTAAAAATGATAAATTAAAAATGATAAATTAAAAATGATAAATTAAAAATTGAAAATGCAAAACAATAATTGATATGGATTAAAAACACATTTAAAATAATATTATATTGAATAGTGAATTAATCATCATATCAATCTAAAGCATTTTTAATCATACATCAATAATGTAATTTAACCTCATTCTTATTTCATATAATACATTATAATGATAAAATGATACTTTGATAACACATACTTCAATAGCGTAGCTTAAATCGAATTTAAATCAATATTATATTATATGATAAATTCATACATCAATTAAATCACTTTTAAGACACTTTAAATTGAAAATGATATCTAACCTTCATTCAATATGTAATCATACGTTAAATCGAATTTAAATCATATTTAAGATTAATTTAACCATACATCAATTGATGCTGATTGAATATTGTTTTAATAACATACATCAACGTGAAACCACATTCTGCCTACGTCAAGATGAAAGACCTGCCGCTACTATGTTATACCAAGTACTATATAAAACTAATTAAATATCTTACTGCCCCCCATACCTCGCTAAATGTATTTGTTTGTTCTATTATAGTTAAGTGTGGGGGGCGGCTTATTTTCATCTATATAAAACTAATTTAATTGAATATCAATCAATTAACATATATTATGTATTTTTTTAACATAAAAGTGGTAAGTTTGTATAAAATAATTGATACTTTCACAACTTTCAACATATTTATAGATATGGAACAAAACGAAAATATAACTGAACAAGAATTTAGTGAATGGATTGTGGAACATTTGCTTGCTGCATTCACACTTGGCGCACATCAGATTCGTGATTTAATCGCATATGAGAGATATGAAGAAGCTGCAATCATCAAGCAACAAGTGGTTGATTTGGTTAAAAGTCTTCCAACGATAATGGGAAATCCAGATGATGAAGTAAGTCGTGAGGTTGTAAATAATTTGATTTCAAACTTTGAAAGTATTGTAACTTTCACAAATAATAATAACGAAGAATAAAAACTAAAAACAAATGAATAAGAATTACAAACTAGGCTATAAACATGCATTTGAATGTACAGGATATGCTCCAGGTGAGCTTTTCTCTGATGAGATGATTGAAGAGTATAACGAAGGTTATAACATGGGTGAGATGAAGCGTAATGAGTTTCAAGATTATATGCAAAACAATAACGAAGAATATAATGAATGGAACTAAAATGATAGTACGAAGCCAACACAAAATTAATAAAAGAGATATGAATCATGCTAATGTGGATTTAGATTACATTACAGAGATGATTAATCGTCAAGTGAAAGATAACATGGTTAAAGAATTATTGCCACTTGTAAGCGTAACTGAAACCGATAATGGTGATGAGGTTGTATATGAAAGTATTGTTCACGTTATCAATCATGAGGATATTCGATTGATGAGGTCACTTATCAAGGAAATAAGTGAAGGTGGAACTATGGCAAGATTTGATTTAATTTCACTTTTAAGAACTTTTTAGAAAAATAATTGAAAATAATTTGACTTTTGCCTACCAATCGTCATATTTATATATAACAGAAAGAAACTATGAGAAAACTATTTAATCAACTATCACACGCAAAGCTAACACTATTGTTGTTAAGCGTTATCATAATTATCGCATCTGGAGTTCTAGCAAATTGGTACCCAGCTTTTCATACTATACACTTATTAACTTGGGTTTACCCAGCATGTCTATTCCTATATATGATGGCGTATGCATGGGTAATTAATCCGTATAACGATTGGAAGAATAAACGTAAAAAATAATTCACCAAAAAAGCTGAACAAGCAAAATCGCTTGATATGTTTCCATAACATTTAGTTTTATACTGCACCGAGTTACCAGCTTCTCGGTGTTTTTTTATTTATAACCTATGTGGGAATTTGATTACGAAAAAGGATATTTAATTAAGATTGAAGAAGTTCACAATTCAAATAATTATCCATTAAGCATGTATGATGAACATTATATTAAGTATACTTTCTATTGTTTATATACTCACGAATTTTTAAAATACGAATATTCAGATATACCAAGTTTTAAATTATGAAATATCCAATTAAAAAAGACACACATTATTCAATCCATCTACCTGGATTTACTTTTAAAAATAAGTTTCAATTCATCAGAGTTAAATTTGATGAATCATGCCTATATCAATTCAATTCAGTTGATGATGGTGATGTAAACAAATTAATCGGATATACCTTCGGATTTAATCCAAATCCACATAAGAATAGCTTTAGATTGGGATGGAATTCACAGAATGGTAAAATAAGCCTATTTGCTTACGCTTATATCAATCGTGAGAGAATAGTGAAGTACTTATGTGATATCGATGTAAATAAGTGGTGTAATGTAATCTATTACAGTTTTAATGGTAAAATGAGAGTAAGTGTTAACGATGAGGTATATTATACTGGAATTGATGTAAACGGATTACCTAGTTATGGATGGAAACTATATCCACATTTTGGTGGTAACAATAAGGCACCACATTCGATGTTAATTGAAATTCAACAGAATAAATTTAGTTATTATCAATAGTTGGTGGAGTTCCATCACCATCATTATTCAATTTCTTATCTGCCACAGTAATGCCCATCATGGCTGCTACGAACACCAATAGACCATCAAATACTTGAATTGGATATACTGATAAAGCCACACCAATTAAGTCAGCTGTAACGATGTATATTCCAATAAGCATGGTTAAGCTAAATGCTATCAATATAGTAATATTCTTTCTTGAATATTTACCTTTGAATTTTAATGTATCATTAAATATTTTACGGAAAAATAACATAACCATCTTATGCGAAAATATATTGAGTGTTATTTGTGTGATAACCTTTTAGTTTTGAATACATAGTATGATATTGTATATTTATTAATTCACATAATTCTCTACAACTATTATAGTATACACCAGTATTTAAATCTAAAATAACTCTAGTTTTATGTTTAGGTTGTTTGTTTAACTTATTTTTAATATATTCATTAATATTTTCTATTTTTGAATATGACCAAATATACCCACCAGCCGTTTTTTGTCTTCCAGTAATACAACCTCTTATATCACCATAACCAATATCCGTAGCTTCTTTTAAACTTTCCCAAATTTTTATCAATTCAAAGTTTAAATTATATTGATATAATTTTTTGTAATTACAACCAATTAAATTACTTAAATGTTCAATT